TCCTTGATATTGTTGTTCTAATTCTTTTAGTCTATCAATCCCACCTTGTGCATCTTCTCTCGTCTTTTCAGCCATTTTTAACTTACCAGATAGAGTTAATAATTTAGAATCTAATTGTCCTAATTCTAAACTTACTGTTGATATTTCTTCTCTAATTTCAACTATTTCAGAATTTTTAGTTTTATTATATTCTAAATTAGATTTTTGTTTTAATGATTTCTTTAATTCAGATTTACTAGATTTAATATCTTCACGACATTTATGAACCTTCCATTTGAATTGTTCAAGTTCTCTTTCTAAATTATTTAATGATCTATCAAACTCAGTTACATTATTTTTTAGTTTATTTAATAATTCTAACTTTTCTTTTGGTTTATCTTCATGTTCTACTTTTACAATACCATCTTCAAAATGTTTTATATCAAATTCAATAGCTTGTTCTTCATCAATTAATTTAGGCAAAAGGTCTGCAACTTGTTTGGTTTCATGTAACCATGGATTGGCCATACAAAAACTACAATTTTCATCCCATTCATGTTTATCTAATTTAGAAACCATTTTTTGAGCATGTTGAATCTTTAATTGTTTTAATTTAAGATCATTATTTAATTTAACAACAGTGTCTTTATAATCCTTTAATTCAACTAAAGCATCCTTTAAAGATTGTTCATTGATCCTCTTTATTTTTTGATTAGTTTCTTTAATAAGTTTCTTCTGTTCACGAATCATTTCTTTTTGAGTATCTCTATCCGCAACAACTTCTACCAACTCATCTTCCATTCGTTCAATTTCTATTTCAATATCTTCTGGACTATCTAATGTATCATCAACTTTCTTTAACTCCTTTGTCATAGTAAAAATGATATCATTAAGATTTGTCTTCATTTCTTCATGTTCATTTTTATCAACTTTCATCTGTACATAAGAGCCAGTATATTGAGTTATAACATCTCTAGCTGCTGACAAGTCGGTTGAAAAATCTTTTCTTTTATATTCTCTAATTAATGCTGCAGTTTCTCTAATATCCTCATGTCCTATCTGATATAATTGTTCGAATATATCAATATCTAAAAATTGTGATAATAATTCTTTTCTTTCTCTTTGACTTTTATCAATAAAACCAGTATTGTTATTTTGTAATGATAATGCAGTTAATACAAAATCATCATATGTTCCTAAATATTGTTGTATTATTTTGTTAGTAGAATCTCTTTGATCTCCATTTAATCCTTCATAATTACCAGATTCATCAATTCTCCAAAAATCTACATTTACCTTAACATGACCATTATTATGTTTCTTAGCCTTACGTTCAATGAAATAACTATACTTTCCTAATTCAAATTCAAACTTACAATGGAAGTTAGATTTTTTATTATTTAATACATGTTTGGCTTTCTTAGTCCTACTACATTTATCAAAACAAGCAAATGATAATGCGTCCAGTAATGTTGATTTGCCAGATGCATTAGGTGCAAATAAACCATATAACCCATTCATGTTTGTAAAATCAATAACATTATTTGGACCATAACTAAACATGTTTGAAAATTCAAACCTTTTAGGTTGCCATGTAATATTTCTTGTCAATGTACTTGTTGGTAATTTTGAATGAACGGTTCTATTTATATGTCTTATTGTATCTAATAATTCATCATCAAGTGCATATTCATCTGATAAGTATTCTGTAATAACTTTATTTTGCCATTCTACATCACGAATATTTCCAAAGTTGATTTTCTTTTTCTCATCAGTTGTATTTAATGCATTTATTTTCTGAATTGAAATATCTTGTACTTTATATTTAGATTTTATTTTTGCAACAATTTCTTTTAAAGTAGCCGAATCAGTATCTTTTACTTTTAATCTTAATCTAGGTCGTATTGGTATTTGGTCACTCGGGTTTGTTATTTTTCCATTTTCTATATGATATGTATAATATCCATAATCATTTGGAATATCGATAAACTCACATTGTTTTGATTCAAGATCCCATACCATTATTCCATGTCCTAATGCTTCTCCATGATTTTGTTGAATTAATGAACCAGCATATGCAATTGTTTTCTCATCATTTAAATATTGTGGCTTATGGATATCACCTAATAAAACCAAATCATGTCCTTCAAACATATTTGTAGTAACATGAGTATTACTTAATGTAAATCCTGCATCTGTAGAAGCATTATGGACCGACCCATGATGGAGAGCAATTTTATAATCTCCTTCAAAACTATCTGCTTTTACATAATCCACTGGCTTGTCAAACACCGATAATACGTTAAAGTGTACTCCGGAAATATAATATATACCATTGTCTTTAAGATAATGTAGCCTTTGATGATTTAAGGCTTTAACGATAGGACTTAACGCATCTAGTCTATAACTATTATTTAAGTTACAATCATGATTTCCTGTAATTATCAATGTTGGAGCTAAATCTGCTAATTTTTTAAAGAAATCAGATACAACTGCTATTAATTCTGGAGACATGTCTGTTTTAGCATGAACAATATCTCCGGCAACATAAATTACCGAATTATCTGTTTTTGTTTTCTTTATATAAGAATACAATCGTTTAAATACTAATCGATATTCTTTATGTCTTTTTACATTTCTTACATGGACATCTGCAATGTGATAGATTTTATCTATTTTATCTATTCCTATATCTATAATGCGCATAATATCTTTTGTTCCATTAATTCTATTTCACTCATTTTTTTAGTCATATTTAATACGTTTGTTATCTTTTCAAATCCTAATTCATTAGGATCTTTCCCTGTTATATCTACAAAATAAACATCAAGGCCGTTTGCCATAAAATATTCTGCCGTCTCTAATGCTTGTTTACGTGCGTCTAAATCTAAACATATATAAATTTTTCGAACGCCCTTTTCTACAATTCTTCTTTTTAATGTATTTGATATTGTTTTTCCAAATAAAGGAATAACATTTCTTTTTATTGTAATTGCATCAAATGCTCCTTCAACTAATATAATAGGCATATTCCAATTTATATGTAATTCAAATCCTACAATATCTTTTGATGCCGGAGGGTTTTTATGTTTAAATTTATCTTCAGTATAATACGCACGTGCTACAAAATAATTTAAACTGCCATTAGCATCATAACTAGGAATAATAATTTTACCTTTATACAAACCCTTTCTACAATATCCAATTCTATATTTTAAAATATCATGTATTCCAATACCACGACCCTTAAGATAATGTATGGCATTTCTATATTCCGGACTCATTTCTTGTAGTTTCCATAATGGTCTATATCCTTCTGGTAATTGTAATACTGGAGTATCTGTTGTTGTTTTTGATGGTCTCCATTCTACATCATCGAGCAAGTCTACTAATTTGGCTATCTTTTCTCGTTGAACATTTAACTTACGAAATAATATAGGAAGTTTCCTACCAGCAGCATTACATACCCAACAATGCCAATATTGAGTTACAATATTAACTTCCATCTTCTTTTTATTATGATGGCAGAAAGGACAATTAAATGCAACATTATCATTTGAATTCATCTTCCCTTTACCCATTACAGATTCAAGAAGAGTTATGATAGAGAATTTGCTCATTTGCGAATTAATTAATATACTTATTTCATTATCATTTCAATACTTTCAATAATAATGTTTTTCTTTAATAAATTAAATAAAAAATTTTATTAATATGAATATATTAAATATTTCTCGTAAGCTCAAGTTTTTTACGAGCTTTTTTTCTCATTCAACCAACTTTCCGGGATTACCTTCTCTGCCCATGGAATATCATGTTTATCACAGAACATTGCATAAGTAGTTTTTGACCCTTTCCTTATCTTAGTCTTTGAAGACTGGAATACCATTCTAATATCTAATTCTGGGTGTTGTTTTTTAATAAGTAAATGTTTCTTTCTATCTTCAAGTACCCATCTACCTTTTGTTTCAACTAATATACCATTTGGTAATGTAAAATCAATTGTATATGTATGATTGGTTTGTGGTTTGATATAATCTATAACTGTAGTTTCGTATTCAAACTTAATTTTGTTTTCTTTCAACTGGTCTGATACTTTGTGTTCGAATCCACTTCTATAACCATGTTTTATTGCATTTGCACGCAATTTGGATTTTGATCTCCATGCCATAACTTATTCCCTATTTAATATAAATATACTAATAGTCCCAACGAACAACAAAATTCATATCAACATCTGGATTCTTCTGTATTGGTTGTGCTAATTTTGCTGTTGCAATCATACGACATTTATCGTCATATAATCCAATTGTAGTAATATAAGGCTTTAATGTTCCTGATACAAATAAACCCTTTCTTAATTCACCGGGAGGTACATTTGATTGATTCACTGTACATATTTCTCCAACTGTTGCTGGCCTATAAGTTGATGTAGGATTCATAGTTACATTAAATTGATCTTTTGCAACACGCACTAAACATTCATTTTCATAAATTGTATGTGTTCCTCGATATCCTATTTCCCATGTATTTTGAAATACTCCTGATCCGGTATGATATTTTGGCATAGGAGATGATATTACTATTTGTCCATTTTTATAAAATACATTTCCAGCTACATTAGTTTGATATAATGAACCTGATGTATAATTAC